CAAAAATGCCAAGACCGTTGATATGATCCAAACAGATCCTCCACGTTAGTCCTCTTTTTAAATTTCCAACCTCAATTACTATAACAGGTTTGTTATTTTTTATGCATTGGTTGTAAATTTGTTGGTTAGGGGCCATTCGGCCATTCCACAAAACTGACCAAATAACCGAGACATCCTCGTTATCTTCTACAATTTCGTGACCAAGAGTGTTAACACCTTTTTCAAAGGCATCGAATACAGGAGGACTGTTAAGTGCTCCGTAGTTTCTGTAAAGTTTAAATTTCATAAGCAATAAATAACTGAGTATTTAATTAAATCTAATGTCTAAGTTTATAAAACGTGTCCTAAAAACCAGTGGAGTTAAAGTATCCAATGTAATTCTTGTTGGAAACAATCCTGAACACTTTGATGCTCTTGTAGAAGGCATGAATACTATATTTTATGTTGACAGTATTCCAGTTCCCAGGATCAAGAATGTTATCCATATAAAAGATCTTGGGTTTCTTAATGAATTACACGACATTCAGGTGGTTTTTATAAATCAAGGATTTGACAATAATGTATTGCAATTCTTGATCCCATTAACTCGTAAATGTTCTCCGGCAATTTTTCTAAATCAGGCTTATCCTATCAATCGAGACTATTATGATTTATTTAAACGCATACACTACGAACAGATAACTATAATTGAACCCTACCAAATATGGAAAGTCATAAGAAAATGAAAATTGCTGTTGTTACTACCTTTCACCCGGAAGGTTTAAAAAAATATGCACAAAAGATGATTGATAGCTTTTGTGAAAACTGGCCAGAAGAAGTTACTTTACACATCTATCCCGAAGAGTGTAATCCTGCTATTCGAAATCACAAGCATGTGACGTTAAAACGTCTTGAAGAAGTCACTGAGTTAATGGAATTTAAGAATCGTTGGAAAGGTGTTCCAAAAGCCAACGGTGATGTCAGTGATGACCCTGTAAGATCAAAACGCAAAGACTTGGGCAAAGGGTTTAAATGGGATGCTGTAAGATTTGCTCATAAAGTTTATGCTATCTTTGACTGTGCTAGAACCACAGATGCAGATATTCTGTTATGGATGGATGCCGACATGATCTGTCACAGCCCTGTTACAAAAGAAACTATTTTACGCCTATGTCCAGCAGAAAAAGATTTGTGTTTCCTAGGAAGAAAAGGAAAATTTAGCGAGTGCGGACTATATTCTATGAATCTTAGATCGCCAGCCGTGCAAGAATTCTTAAAACGTTTTCAGGCAATGTATGATAACGCAGAAGATGGGATTTTTAAACTAGCTGAATGGCACGATAGTTTTGTTTTTGATGCTGTAAGGAATTATGCTAAAACAAACGAACTAGATTGGAGCGGGCATCTAATCACCGGCGAAGGGCATCCATTAATTAACAGCGAATGGGGCGCATACTTAGACCACCTAAAAGGTAAACGTAAGGACTACGGTAAAAGTCTTGCCGCAGATTTAAAAGTTAAAAGAAAAGAAGGATACTGGCAATGAATGAACACAGAGTTGAAGTAGAGACCAGCGAAGCATGGGCTAGGAAATGGAGTACACCGGAATACATTGCTAAAAGAAAAGGAGACTTTGAAGCACTTGATGCTTATCTTAATAAACCAATAGGTCGAATATTAGATATTGGTTGCGGATTTGCCTGGCAGTCTAGATTCTTTGCTGAAAAATACAATACTGAATTATGGTTACTCGACGGCGATAGTTCAACTAATGATAAAAAAACAGATACTGCATCTTTTGGAAATTGGAATCAAGACGGTGACGGTTTATTGTTTTATCATTCGTTGGATTATTTAGATCAGGAATTAAAACGTCTAGGAACTACTAATTATCACTTGGTCGATGCTAACAATATCAACATTCCCGAAGATGTCAAATTTGATGTTATTACTTCTTGGTTATCTTGTGGTCATCACTATCCTGTTAGTGTTTACAGAGATTTAATGTTAAAACATTCTCATAAAGATACAAGAATTATCTTGGACATCAGAAGAAAAGGCCATGCAAAAACACCTATAGGTGTTGATGGGTTTGAAATCGTTGATGTTGTAGTTGATGGCGGTAAAAAACGTTGTACCGCAGAAATTAAGTTAATATAAGGATAGACATGAAACAATCGCACGGATTTTGGTTCCCGGAATATGATGATCATTTTCCTAAAATGCTGGCCAAAAGTTTAAGAGTACACGGTGTTGCAAGATATCAATTCAAAGCTCGAGATGCCGCTGTTGCAGCCTGTGATCAAAAAAGAGTCTGTATAGATATTGGCGCAAACGTAGGGTTATGGGCTTGTGATCTAGTTAAATCATTTGAACATGTCATTGCTTTTGAACCAGTACAAGAGTTTATTGAATGTTTTAAAAAGAATGTGCCTAGATCTAATTATACCATGCACCAAATGGCATTAGGTCGAACAGAAAGTGTTATTGAAATGAACATTGTTCAAGGAAATACTGGACATACGCATATTGACCAAGCATCAATAGGAAGTGGTACTATTCCGTTAAAGACTTTAGACAGTTTTAACCTAACAAATGTTGACATGATTAAAATTGATGTCGAAGGATTTGAAGGAGAGATTCTTGCAGGTGCATTAAAGACCATAGAGATGAATAAACCTGTATTAGTTATAGAACAACAAAAACACGAATATCAAAATGACATAAAAGAAACCCCAGCGATCAAAATACTAGAAGGCTGGGGTTATCGTGTAGTTGAACAGTTTAACAAAGATTGGGTCTTAAAATACCAAGGCGCTCCCGCATAAACCGCCATGCTTCTCCGGAAGCAATTTCGTCATCGTTCCAATGACTTTGACATAATCTATCAATCCACTCTTGTCTATCAGGCATCAGTGGATTTTCTATTTGCGACAAGTCAGTGTTACATATTGGCCATGTTTGGCTTTGTTGAGGAACTGGGTCTGTTACAAATACAGGAACACCGTTTATAAGACTTGCAACTCCTGGACTACTATTGTAGGTAACTGTTGCCCAACAATTTTTAAAATCGTCTAGTATGCTAGGTGATGTACTAATTACATAATCTTTAGAAAAAGTTAAACTATTTTGTCTACGGTCGCCGGGATGCTTTCTCACCACAATAGGTCTATTGCTGTAACTTCTGATACGTTTGATAGTTTTATCCAACCATCTTTGAACATCTGCTCCACACATACTCCAACCATCTACACGTTGCAGGCATACTAGTATATGACTACCATTAGATCTATAAGGAACTAAATTAATTCCTAGTCGTTGGCTAATAGACTGCCAACGCTTAGGATCTAGCTTATTGTCAAAGTAAAATCCTGTGGTTGGAAATATGCCATTAAGGCTGTATCTTAGGTAGTAATTCTGCAATTCAGGATTTGAAAACTGAAATAAATTGCTATCAATAACAATAGTGTTTGGGTTGTTATCTAAGATTTGTCTTCTTAGTGCAAGGTGAGGTCTAGAAATATCTTGATGTACAAAACCCTGTATGACTGCCACATCACTTTGAACGTAGCGATGATCATTTACGAATTCTACACTGTCTCCAGATAAAGCAGCGCCATGCCCAAATCTTTTTAAGACAGCAAGTTTTATTTCGTTTTTATTTGTTGGTATCGCTGCTAAGTAGATTGTTAGTTTCATTTAATATTGCCCATGCATAACCACTTCTCATTTCTTCTTCAGTAAATTGCGAATAAGCTAGATGTGCGGCCCATTCTTCAACTTCGTCTAAGGTTGGGATATACGGTGTCTCAATATCCGATAAAGATTGTTTACACAAATTTTGTGCGGCGTTAGGTCCTAATGTAATTGCAGGTTTACCTAACAACAATGCATCTGTTGCGGCAATACTATTAAATGTAACCAAACAATGAACATCCTGTGATAATGCCATTGCTAGTGTGTCGTCATTTTGCCTAACTGATCTACTTTGTTTTAATCTTGTGATAATTGGTCGATCTGTATGTTGTTTAAGTGTTATTAAAGTTTCTTCCATCCATTGATCTAAATCTAAATCAAAGAATTTCATAACTTTGGCACTAGGAGGGCATAACAAAATATTCTTGCCTTTTCTAAATTTAGTTGGTTGCCAGTTAGTAGCTGCTAATCTATCTCTAGGACGATGTACTGTTGGATAAATGTTTTGCAAATGGTTTTTTGTTACTCTATGGTAAAGTTTACGTTTACCATTTCCAAAATATCCAGTATCGATGTAATAAAAATCTCTACCTTTTTCCCAGCAAGCATGTATTTGCTTGCGCTTGGCAATGCCTCTTATGGCCACAGGAGTCATTTGATTTTCTATCATATCCCAGGTTGTTATTTGGCCACCTGCGCCGAGTATAAAGTTTTCTAACATAGGATCGTATATATTTCCTTTTCTTGCATATCTAAATTCACTATCAACAGCGTATACTCTATTAGGAGCTAGATTGTCTAATTCGCTAATTAAATCTTGTTTGGTAACTGGATAGTATTCATTATTTGGATCAATTCGGAATTGGCACATTAGGTCAATTACTTTATTAATTTCACTAGGTAATGTTTCGTACTTATGTTTTGGCGGAGGAGAAGTTCTGCTTTGAACCATGTCGGCTCGCATTCTTTCCCATTGATATCCATACTCACAGTGTTGATAATTTTCAAACCAAGGGCCGCCTTCTGTATAATGTATTAGTTTAGGTTTTCCGTCTTTTGGTTCGCGATAGTGATTAACTAGCCAATTGTATTGACAATTAAGTTCACCGATCATGTCGTCTTTTAGCCAAGTAAATCTATGTAAGAATTGACCCGTTTCTCTGTTAACTAATTCAGGAGTTAATTTTTGATTGTTTGGATGCCCGCAATTCCATAGGATCATCGAGCTCCAATTTTTTCTAGGATAGGCTAATTGTTTTTGACCGTCCATCTTTACGCCTTCTGGAGGATTGTAGTCATGTTTAACAACCATAGCAGCATATCTGTCATCTGCAAGAGCAAATATTTCTTCTATATTAATCTGGAATAAAAAATCACAGTCAACAAAAATTGCCCAACCTTTGTAATCGCACAGATGCGGAACCAAGAATCTAGTAAAGGTAAATTCTGTACTCGACAACGGATCATTATCTCTCCAGTATACCTTTTTCTCTCGAAGATCATCTTGCTTTAAAGGAATTACTCGAGCATTCCTGTTATATTTTAAGATACTGTACTCACACACATCGTATGCAATTTGTTCTCTAGAATCGTAGCCAACAAAAACTTTCATATTTTTTTTTACTCTTTAAATTCTTCTAACATTTCTTTTGCGCGACCAGTCACTAGCTCGTCGTTGTGAAATTGCCCGTAGGCTAAATGACTAGCCCATGCATATATTTTATCCTGATCTGGGTAATACGGAGTTGCAATTTGACTAAGATCTTGACAGGTTACAGGCTTGGCAGCACTACAAGGTGCTAGGACAAATGCAGGAATTCCATACATAACAGATTCTGTAGCAGCATTGGAATTAAAGGTAACCAATGCAAATACATCATTGTCTAATGCCTGTTTCAATGTATTGCTTATTGTTCTATCTGTTCTTAGTTTGGCCCTTGCCCGTATTTCTATAGGCCTATCGGTGTACTTCCTAATAGTATCGATAGTTTCAACTGTCCATTTATCTAAATCTATATCATAAAATTTACAAGGCTTTTCATCAGGCAATGCCAGTAAAATCTTCTTACCGTCTTTTTTCCACGGTTCAATTTTCTTCTTAAACCGTTCCCACCTGTCTCCAGGTCTAGGAATAATCTCGTTGTCGTGTTGTAGATTATTTTTTACAATTCTGTGCCAATATTTCCATCCGTTAGGATTTTGCATACTAACTTCGTTGCCAAAATAACCAGTATCCATATAATAAAATGTTCGACCCTCGCCCCAGCATCTTTTCATTATTTTATGTTTTAGTATACCTCTTAAAATAATTGGATCGGTAGAATCTTCATAGACAAAATCTTCTGTTGAAACTACAGGACTTTTACAACCTTTGGCAAACTTATTGATGTATTCGTCAGTACCGTCTTTGCTTAAAAATACCCATTTTGTCATTTACGTTCAATATCCTCTTCGATACATTGTTCGCCGTATTGTATTTCTACTACCTTTACTGGAACATTAAACGGATTTGTTAACTGGTGCCAATCTCTAACTGGGACTTTATATTCTTCATGTTGTACTAATACTGTTGAAGGCATAGCATATCCGCTGGTCATTTGACTATTAACTACTGCACTACCTTCGCTGACAATCCAATACTCTGCACGTAGATTGTGTCGTTGCATACTTAGACTCTTCCCAGGATTTACTGTAAGTTCTTTAACTTTCATTCCGGGAACTTCGTGTAGAACACGATAGTAACCCCATTGACGTTCAGTCTTGGGAGCTTTCCATTCTTGAAGAATCCAACTGCTGGAATTCTTTTTGTCTTCGCCACCAACGCCAAATACAAACTCAACGTGTAACATCTCTTCTAATACGTCCATTTCTGGAATATTAGATTTAGTTCTGTCGCCACCGTTGGCAAATACAATTTGAGCGTTTGGGTATATTGCTCTTACTTTTCTAATAGCATCTTTGGCGCTATTATCGCTGTCATCAAAGTTAATAACTCTGTCAACATTATGAAGTGCTGAAATAATAGTTGCTCGTTCTTCCCAGGGCATGAATTCTTGCCCTTTCTTTCTACGTAACCATTCATCAGAATTAACTCCAACGATTAATGAATCGCCGAGTTCTTTAGCTGAATTAAAATAGGCAATGTGCCCAGAATGAAGGGGGTCGAAACCCCCTGTGATTAATACAATGCGTTTCATACGGATATTTAGTTATCCGCATTTTAACTTATTTAAAGACTGGCGTCTTCTAATCCAGATACACGCAGTTTAACAATGTTGCTTAAATGCCATTGTTTCTGATCAAGTGCTTTAATAATACCCAGCCATTTATTTCTAAGCAGAGCAAAATCATTAATGATCTTTTCAAAATCTACCACGTCAGCTTCGCCTTCTACAAACTTTTCACAATCTCTAGAGCTTAGTTGACGTTGGTAGTTTTCAAGGTATTTACGAAAATGTTGACTACGAAGTCTACGGAGTTCAATGTTAAGATATTCTAAGATTCCTTCAATTTCTTGAAGTTGATTAAAACGTTCCTCTACAATTCCAGGCATTAACGAACTTGCCTTTTCAATGTTTCCTACTATACGGACATCTTGTTTTGCTTCAATTAATTCAGCTTCATAATATGCCACAGCATTAGGTATGTGAGAAATGTCTTTACTAACCTTGTCATACCAATTCATTTATTCCTCATCTTCGTAATATTCTGGATCTTCGTCGTCAACATCTTCACCGTCGATTGCATAGTTAATAGCATCGTCGAGATATCCGTCAACTCCTAATAGACTTTG